GTGGTGTCGTCAGATCACAGGCACGATATCGACATCGGCGATACGTCATTCCAGTTCGATTGTTGGGGATTGACCAAATCCTCCGTCATCGCAGTCGCCGAACAAATCCGACACGCCCTGCAACGCTACAAGGGCATGATGGGGTCAATCTCCGTCATCCAAGGCGTGTTTGAGGGCGAGAACGATCTGCCTTTTGAGTCTGACTCCAAACTATTCCATCGTGCAGTAGAAATTAGAATCACTTATGAGGAGGTTTAAACAGTGCAACAGACCATAGTACAGGAATCCAAGACCCTGCGCTTTGGATCCGGAATCTTCGAAGTCGGCGACGACATCGGATCGCTTGTCAATCTCGGCGTGATGAACGACATCGTTTTTGACGAAACCATTGAACGCGCGAACGTCCCGACCGACAACGCCGGAGATGTCGACCTGGGAATCATCGACCAGAAGGCGGCACTCCAAGGAAACTTAGGAGAGATCAACCTTTCCAACCTCAACCTCATCCGTGGCGGCATCGACAATTACGAAACCGTCGCCGCCGCACCCGTTGCCGTGACCAATGAAGCAGTCGTTTTGAACGGAACCAACTTCGTCCGCTTAGCCAATAAAAACGGCAACAAGTCCGAAGTGACCGCGATCACCGTCACTGACATCACCGGCGTGACCACCTATGCTCGCAACACCGATTATGTGATGGCAGTCGATTCTCAGGGCTATACCTGCATCGCGCGCATCGCAGGCGGCACCATCACAGACAAGGCGACCGTACATGTTGACTACACCCACACACCTGCCGCGGCTAAAAAACTCACTAGCGGCGGCAAATTCACCATTGCGCCGAAGGTGGTTCGCGTCACCAACACCAACGCTGCAGGTAAGATTTTCCGCGTGACTGTTTACAAGGCGAAAAACGAAGCGGGTATCAAATTCGAGTTTCCGGGCGACAAAGACACCGAATTAATGACCGTACCCGTTAACCTTGTCGGCTCGGTAGACACCACCCGCACCGCAGGCGATCAACTGTTCGAAATTTATGACGAGCAGTCTGCCTAAGTGACTTTTGGCGGGCTAGGGTCGCACCCGAAAAGCGGCTCACTCCACCGCCTGCCCGCTACCGTTTGGAGAATAAAGCTTAGGAGAGTGTAAAGATGAAATTTTCATTTAAGCCCCATCCCCTGTTACCCGAAAAGAGCAAGACCTTCAAACTCGGCTCGAAAACCATTACCATCGAAAGCATCCCCGCCGGCGCAACCCTCGAAATGTTGCAGGTGGTTGAAAAACTAAGCGCAGCAGGCGAAAACGTGACCGATTCCCTCATTACGTTTTGCGAACTGGCATCGGTCGCCGCCAAACGCGCGGATAAAGAGATTACTACCGAATGGCTATTAGAAAATGCAGACCTCGGCGAAGTGACCGATGTCGCATGTTGGGCGATTAACCAAATGAATGATGCATTTGAAAAAAACCCTCATCTGGCTCAACTGACAAAACGGCTAGGCGTAGCACAGTAACAGCAAGCACAATCTTTGATCGGTTGGGCCGCATATTTGCACACATGGGCATGATTTACGACTGGGCAACGCCGGAATATCTGCTGGAGCATATGACGCTGCGGCAGATATTTTATTTTTACGATCAGGGCATTTCCTTGCTCTCGGGCAAGCCCGCCCGTAACAGTATGCCCCAAACCCCTGATCTTGAGGGGTTTAACAAACTCTACGGCGACGTCATCAAACGCCCACCGAAGGGAGGTTAACGCATGAGCCTAATCGGGAAATTAGCAGTATCAATCATCGGCGAGGACACTCTCACCGATAAACTGAAACTCATTGAGAAAAACGCCAAACAATGGCAAAGAAACATCAACAAAATCGGCAACAACCTGACCAACACCGGCAGACTGCTCACAACCTCCCTGACCGTTCCAATCCTCGGAGTCGGCGGGGCAATGGTCAAATCTGCGATGGATGCGGTCGAGAGTGAAAACCTGTTCGACGTGTCCATGGGCAAAATGGCAGAATCCGCGCGGTCATGGTCGGAGGAACTGCGGCAACAGCTAGGGCTGAACAGCTACGAAGTGCGCAAAAACGTCGGTACGTTCAATGTCATGCTTGAGTCGCTCGGGTTGACCGAACAAGCGGCGTTTGATATGAGCAAGAGTATGACACAGCTCGCCTACGACATGGCGTCCTTTTACAACCTCGACAACGAAACGGCTTTTGAGAAGTTGCGCTCGGGCATCACCGGACAGATCCGCCCCTTGCGCGAACTCGGCATTAATATCGAGGATGCGACAATCAAAGCCTACGCTTACCAGAACGGCATCGCTAAAATGGGCGAGGAATTGACACAGACCGAAAAAGTGATGGCGCGGTTTGGCGTGATCATGGAGCAGACGGGCGTGGCACAGGGCGACCTTGCCCGCACTATCGACAGCCCGGCCAACCAATTACGCGTCTTAAAATCTGAGATCGGGCAAGCGGCCACAGAGTTTGGCGTAGCCATGATGCCCGCGATTCAGCAATTAATGTCAGCCGCCAAACCTCTCGCCGACAAGATCCTCGAAATGGCGCGGGCATTTGCGGCACTCGCACCCGAAACGCAAAAGAACGTGGTCATGACCGTGGCTCTAGCCGCCGCTCTCGGTCCGGCATTGATGATCGCGGGGCAGCTCGTCAAGACTATGGGGCTGCTCGTGACGGTGGTCAAAAAGGCGGCGATAACCATAACCGCCATCGTTGCCCTCGCCAGCAAAATAAGTTTCGCATTCAAAGCGATGGCCGCCGGAGCCGCCACATTCGGCGAGGCAATGGCATTCGCTGCCCCTCAGATCGCGCTTGTGGTTGCCGCCGCCGCAGCATTGGCAGCGGGCATTACATGGCTCATCAAAAAACAGCGCGAGGCAAAGGACTCGACTAAACAATGGACAGCCGCCGAACGCGAACTGCAGCAACAGATCGACCGACGCAATGGTATCATTCAAAAATCGCCTGTCACCAAGGCGCTTGAGGAGCTTGACAAGCAATTAAAGGCAGTCGATGAGCAGGGCAAAGTCTACGGTTCGATGTTTGATTCATGGGGCGCGAAAGCCGCCGCTTATCAAGCCACCATTGATGAGTTGATCAATATGGGCATGAAAGCGGAAGGGGAAACTATTACCGGCTTGATCGCCCTCATGAAACGCGCTCAGGCGCAGTCGCAGGCATGGCAGAAACAACAGCAGACCTCCGCAACCACTAACGCCGAATTCACTAAGACGGTCGAAAACCTCTACAAGAAAGCCGCCTTGCTCGGCGAATCCTATGACCTCAACGCAGCCCTTGCGTCTGCTTATCAAAGCGAGATCGAGCGCCTTGTCGAAGCGGGACAGGGCGAATCGGCACAGGTTAAAAAACTTGTGGAGGTTTACAAACAACTAACCGCCGCCAAGGAAGAAGTCAAGGCAACCACCATGGAGCTGACCGCCGCACAACAGGCGGCAGTTGATTTTTATAAGGCTTTAATCGACATCGAAGCAAAAGAGATCCTGCTTGGTGACGATTTTGACAAAAACGCCGCGCTAATCTCTGCCTATGAAGCCGAAATCAACCGCCTGATCGAAGCGGGCGAAGGCGAAACTGAGCAATGCGGACTCCTGATCGCCAAACTGAGGGAACTCAAGGCAGCGACCAAGGAAGTCACAGTGGAAACCTACGACCTCACCGCCGCCGAGGAAGAAGCCGCCGCCAAACTCGAACGGACGATGAAGGCCATCTCCGAACAGCGCGAGGACGAAATTGGGCTGATTGAGGAAGGCGTACAGGCTGAACTTTACCGTATCACGCTTGATCAGGAGTGGACGGACAAACTCGCAGGCGAAACGACATCGCGCAGAAAGCTGTTGCAACAGGAAAAAGACAACGCCCTTGCGATGGCTGATCAGCTCGGGGCAGGGCGCGAAAACATCCTGACCTACTACGCGCGAGCAGAACAGAAACTGATCCACGAACTTGCGCAGGAATGGGTGAGCATGGCGAATGACATCGTTTCCCGCGTTACGGCGATTTACAATCAGCTCTACACCAACCAATCACAGGAAATCGATAATTGGTATCGCAGCCAAAAGCGAGCCATTGAAAAATCCGTCACCGACGAGAAAAAACGCGCGGAAAAATTAAAAGCACTCGACGAAGAAGCCGAACGGCGCAAGCGCGAATTGGCGCGCAAACAAGCCAAATACGAGAAAGCGACGGCTATATTCGGTTCAGTCGTCAATACCGCGCTCGCAGTAACGAAGGCTTTGGCCTCCTTGCCGCCTCCCGGAAACTTTGTCATGGCGGGAGTCGTCGGCGGGTTGGGCGTAGTGCAAACCGGATTAATCGCCGCTCAACCTCTGCCCGAACTCGCTAAAGGCGGTCTTGCCACAAGCGCGACACAGGCGATCATCGGCGAGGGCGTGGACGATGAAGCGATCCTGCCCCTGAATCAGCAAGTGTTTGCAAGCATCGCAGAGGGCATCATTGCTCAATTAGCCAAATTCGCACCACCCGCGCACGCGACAGCAGCAGGCGGCGGCTCGACAATGCTCTCTGAATCCTCGTCGGGCAGTGCAGACGGCGTGCATCTGCATTTCCACGATTTAGTCATTGCGGACGAAATCGGCGTGAAAAAACTTGCTCGCAAAATTGATAAAGCACTAATGGACGAAAAAGCAAGGAGGGGTGAGTAATGCCGAATCCAGGCGATGTTTATTTAGGCTTGAAAGGCTCAGAAATCGCGCTCACCTCTGCCGGGCGGCGCGTCAGCGAAAACGACCTCGAATTTGCCCGCGAGAACCGGACGGCTGACAAAACTCTCGTCAGCGACTTGGTTGCAACCAAAAAGCAAGTTTCGGTTGCATATGAACTGTTGCAGGGCGCAGACCTTGAAGCAATCCTCAGCCTGTACAACCTGCACAGCGACCTTAACCTGATCCTGTACGACCGCGATGGCTCGGAGCGCTCTTACACTGTCAAATTGCGACCTTTGCGCCGCGACCGCGTTACTGTTTTAGGCGGTTGGATATGGGCAGGCGTGACGTTGGAACTGGAGGAAGTTTAAATGGCACGTAAAACATGGCAGACAAAAGCAGATTGGCAGGCGGGCATCGCCGAAAACCTTGAAATTACTGACGCAGGCGTAAAACTTGCCCGTCCGGAACCCGCCCAATTTACCCGCGCATCAGAAGCATATAAGTCAGACGGTACCCTAGTGGCATCCGGCCAACCCCGCTATGAGGGGGCAGGGGTGCGGATTGAGCAGGGGACGACGAATCTTGTCCCGCTCGATAAGCAGAAATTCGAGGGATGGACAGCGATTAGCGGTGCAACGGTGACGCTCGCTCAAAACCAAGCTGTCCCAGAATGGGGCGCGGTAGACGCAACACGGGTACAGACAAGCGGCGGGACTGGCGTTGGTAAGTATTATGTAGCTGTTACGCGCGAAGATGGAGCCTACTATTCCAATAGTGTATGGGTCAAAAATACCGGAGATAAAACAGTGCGAGTAACAACAAATGTGAGTGCAAAAAGTGATACGGTTTTGCCTGGCGAATCCCGAAGGGTTAAGTTGGAAAACGTGGGCGGGACTGACGTTGGCGCGCTGCAAATCCAATTTCAGGCTCTCAATGCCGCCGACAGCTTAGACTTCGTTGCATGGCGTCCGCAAGCCGAAACTAAAACGCTCTGCACCTCATTTACAGACGGCACCCGCTCGTCTGAATCCCTCTCCGTCCCGGTGCCATTCACCCCGCAGCAGGGCGGGGAAATATCGTTTAGGGTGGACATCAACGATGCCTGTAAGCGGCAGGTGGCGGGTGAGTATCCGGCGTTGCTATGGATGACGAAAGCTGATGGCGCATTAGGGTTTACTATTGCGCACTCACCGACATCGGCTATTTTTTACATCGAGATACGCGATGATGCTAATGCAGTAAGCTATAAAGGATTTGCCGACACCCTCATCCCTAACGGCACGCGTGAACTGAAAATCAAACAGACTCCAACCGCCGTCATCCTGTACTGCGATAGCACAGAGATCGCCCGAATCGACAATCCCAAGCTGCCAAGCGGGTGGGGCAGGGCGTATCCGCTCAGTAGTGCGGCAGGGACGAATCAGGCAGGAACGACGGTCGGCAACCTGCGAATGGTGGTGGGGTAATGGATGCGCTTTATACGCTCAGTGGCACCCTTGAAGCTGATTACCCTGCTAATGGCACATGGCAGGGCGTGTTTGATGCAGTTGTGGCAATAGCGGCATGGCACACGCTAAACATCGATGCAGTCAACC